ATGCAGAATTAGCTTTTGTTAGCTCCACGTCTGATATTTTTGCAAGAGCATCCGGTAATTGACTAGCAATGTTTTCTACTTGATACGACGCACCTTGGGGAGTAGAAGCACCCTTATTCGCGCTGAGCATTGGGTTCAAGCCCGCCTTAATAAGGTCTTGGGTCTCTCTTTGGTGCGCTGTATTTGACATCATTGTTTGATATTCCATTTGCTGTCTTGCAGATTGTTTGTTTTCTTGGTTTGCTTTGTATTGACCGTACATTTGAGCCCAAGGGGCTACCTGCTGACCAACAGCAGATACCCCTTTTCCTATAGCCTTAGCAACCGCCCAAGCCGACGTTAATGCACCTAGTATACTCACAGTACCCCCACTAGTTAAAAGTGATCTATGAGCCCGGGAACGCTAAATACTGGCATTGGACGAGCACACTTGTAATCGTTGTATATGTCCAGAATAAACTGGTCAGACCAAGGATTGTCTGAAACTGCCAGAACGCGATCAATAGGAGTATTTGAAAACATAAAATCCGCGTTAAGCTCTGGAGCGTTTTCGAATTTTTCCGAAACGTGCCATATATCCAGATTAGTTGTTGCGTTCATCCGAAACCGACCAGTCAACATACTTGGTTTGTATCTGTATTCAGCATATCTTTCTTGATAACCGAATACAAGGTCGTTTTGTGTCTGGTTATCTATCCAGAAGATTTCGCCTCTTGTTACTGCTTGCTCACCAAGATGAGCAAATGGAGGCCAGTAGAAATCCTCTTTCCTCTGCCGAGTCCACATCTTGTTGAGGCCTTGTGAATAGGTCAGATCAGCACGTATATTGACCAAACCGATTATTACCATATGCTCTGTGAAGGATTTCGAGAAACCAGTTCTCCCAGATGTTACAGAATAAGCCCCAAGAGTCCCGAGAGGGGTGGTAGCATTAAGATCAGGGTCATCCGTGGCCGGAGCATTCTGTTGTACCGCAGATATATTGATCCTTGTGCTAGATCCTCCAAGATATTCAGGACGCTGGAGGCGAAAGTCAGGATTTGTTACACCGAAAAACCCTTTAATTATTTCAGTGTATCTGGAACCGGATCTTGCCAACCGTTCCATGTATTTTTGAAGCTGAAAAGCTTCACGAAGAGAATTGATTGTAGCTGCCGTACTAGCCGTTAAATCAGCTACTAAACCAGATTTTAAAGGATCTTTTGTTACTCCCAGTGAATAATTACCAACTGCCGCTCCTGTATTATCTCCACTACCTACTGGATCTCCATACACACTAGTGTAGACTCTAGCGTTTGAACTTCCATTATCAACAGAAAGCCCGAAGTTTTGATTTCCTGTTGTTCCATTATAGAATCCCAAAGATGTTCCATTACCAATTACAGGTGCAGTTCCAGATAATGGAAGGTATACTGCTTCGCCTCTCTGAGGCCAGGGTAAACATGACGTGAAATAGTCGTGTTTTTTACATCTTTTTCTTAACGGATAATCCGCGAGATCATCAGGACCGTCGGTCCGATCGATTACAGGCTTTGCCATGATATTTTGATCTCTGAAAAATTCCGACCATATGAGATTGTACGCACGAAAGTAATCTGCGCGAATGTTGTGCTCTTCAAGCACCGTTACTGAAATTGATGTCGGCATCGGAAGACCGAGATAATCGCCTAGACTTCCTTCAGACAGGGTTCCTTCCATTACTGGCATTACATAGCTTGTTTCGTCTTCAGGATTGTCTTTTTCGCCCATGAAATGTTCCCAGTTATCCCATAACCTTCTTTCCGGTACTGCGAAATAGAAGGTATCCAAGAATATATTATCCATTATCGGAGCGATTGGGGTAGCCATACGACAAAGCATTGACGCATTCAAATGGAATGTATCGCCCGGGAGCGCTTCATCCACGAATATCGGATATAAGTAATCCGCGTTAATTGTTGTTTTGTGTCCGTGACTTCGATCGAATACAGATCGTTGCATTTCGATATTTGGCACACGAGCGAAAGAATGATTCATTACTGATTTCATATTTTCCTTCTCCTTTTTACCATGATTGTAAGAACTAGGTTCCAGATCAACATTGCTACTTCCATAACCTGTTCTATTGGAATATTTTCCATAGTTTTTTACTCCTTTTAGTCGTTTTAGAGTGACTTGGTGTCACTCAGAACAGTTATATCAAGAAGGTGACTGTTCTTTTTGTTCCGGAATCGTTGCCGGTTCCGGTATTAATCCGAGGTTTATAGCCTCGGGTTTGTTGTCCGCATTCATAACGAAATCAAGGAATTGTGATGGATCGTTATGGAAGCGTTTCCTTACTTTTGGATCCAATGTCATGAATTGGTTTTCGATTTCCAACAGCTTGTTATTAGCTGTATGAAAATCATTTACTCCGGTGAAATCACCGAAGATTGCTTCAGCGTTTGTAATTGGTACCGCCTGACGGCGGTTCATTCGATCCATTATTGAATGAATATTACATTCATTTGCGAATTCTTGAACAGCGCCTACTCCGGGCGTTTTGTTTATTGTCCCTACATGCTCTGTTTTTGTGAAGTGAGTCCTTACTTTTATCAATTTTTTCCTCCTGTCGTTTTTGTTGATGTAGCGTCTATCGCCTCAGATAATTTTTTAAGCGATAACGCACTTTCTATAAATTCGTGATTTTCGGTTATTTGTCCGTTCATATCGTCGAACGTTGCAACTTGCCATAACTCGAAATCCTGCGGGAAATGATGAATTTGTGTATTGGGATCGTTAACGACCATTGATAGCCCGCGGATTGCATTGATTTTATCTGATTCAGGGAAGGGACGATTGAAGCGGTTTGTTTTGATGTCTTTAACTGCACATAGAAGAAGTACCATTTTCGAAGCTCCGTTTTAATTGTTTTAATCTTAGCATTGTTAGTTTTTTCTTGACGTCCAGTCTTTTCCTCGTATTACCATCCATGGTAATCGCCTCTTTACGTCTTTTTTTCATTTCCTCCATATGTTCAGGGAAGTGTAACTCCACCTTCTTATCATAATATTTGGCAGGTCTTAATGTCAAGCCCCCTCGTAATACAATGGCATCTCTTGACATAATGTCATTTTTATACTTTTCCAGAAATCCGAATCCAATACCACCCTTTCCAGTCCTGCCACCTCTTGACATTGTAGTATACTCGGGTTCCAAACCGTCATAGTATTCAACAGCTTTTTCACCAGTGATTTTTTTGGTAACGTATCGAGCAACATATGCAGCTGATTCGAAGTTAACCTCACCGATAACACAGTAACCGTTCTTCCAAACTGAATTGAGTATTTCACTTGTGTAGAGTTTAACACCTGCTTTATTACTCCAAAGCTCTTTATCGGGAAAGTCGAAACCGAAGATGCATGCATGATGGTGTGGCCTTGCGAATTGACTACCATATTCTCCACAGTGAAAGAAACGTATTTCAATCGGTTCGATGTATTTTCTGAGTCTCTTGACGAATAAGACCCATTCCCTTTTGTTAAGACTGTATCCTTTGAATTCTCCTGTTTCTGTATCATAATGCTCACATTTTCTTTCTAGGTTAGTGTCATCATAGGTACACGTTATGAAACAGTTCTCTTTATGCATTTTGCTTTCATGTACACATCTAATAGCCCATTGTCGAGACCTTTCTAGCCGACACCCGATACATTGACCGCAAGGGATCATAGTTTTTTCGTATCTGTCAGGATCGGCATTTTTAAATAGTATTATGTTTTTTCCATTTGTACCTTTTTGCTTTGAGATATATGCGTTTAGAGGTTCATAGCACGGCACTTTGTTGCCTTTTGTTAGTCCGGTTTTCTGTTTCCGCAGGATGAGCGCAAACAGAAAACCGGACTGTTTATTAATTATTAATTTTTTTTATTATTATTACTTTTTTTAAGCCAGGACAGCTCGCCGTTCTCATTTTTCTCGCACACACGTTACGCGCGCGCGTTTATTTGTTTACGGCGAGCCGCTGGGCATTTTATAACCTTATACCGCCTCTCATAGGCATATAGTTATTTGTACTTTTTACACGCATAGCGTTTTTTGTGAATGATTTTTTTGAACCTCTACGGCTCATTCTTCGCCTTTTCATTTTAGTCTCTCCTTGGTTTTATAGGAACTGTACGTTTTCCACCTTCTTGCCATGGTTCCGTCGGAACTTGTTCAAGTACTTTGTCAGATGGTTTAATTATCCAAGCATCGAATATTTTCCAAAGGTCTTTTAGCGTATCAGAACGCAATATGCGTTCTTTAATTTCAGCTATAGTAACATTTGGTTTTTTTGTAAGAATTTCGAGGTCGAGCAGCTCGTTTTTTTTCCTTGCGGAATTTACTTCAATTTCTGCGAGTGCCGCACCGAATTCTTTTATTTTTGCCTCGTTACTTATTCTTTGCTCGGCATACCGATAGTCTATGTTTTTAATACCCGCGTCGCTTGCAAGTATTTTTTGATGTAACCTTTCTGTGTTTGTTTTTTCTACCGTTAATGCAGAATTAGCTTTTGTTAGCTCCACGTCTGATATTTTTGCAAGAGCATCCGGTAATTGACTAGCAATGTTTTCTACTTGATACGACGCACCTTGGGTAGTAGAAGCACCCTTATTCGCGCTGAGCATTGGGTTCAAGCCCGCCTTAATAAGGTCTTGGGTCTCTCTTTGGTGCGCTGTATTTGACATCATTGTTTGATATTCCATTTGCTGTCTTGAA